GGGGAGTTGCATTAGCTGTTGACATAGGCTAATATACGCTCACTGAGTGGGTAGCTCAGTGCAAAACAACCCCAAGGAGTACGAAGATGACCGACGAGACGCTGGATCTGACCCCGCCCGCCAAGGCGCCGAAGGCTCCCAAGGCGCCGAAGGCCGAGAAGGCCCCCAAGGAGCCGAAGGCCCCCAAGGAGCCGAAGGCCCCGCGCGTGAGCCGCTTCGCCACGCTGTACCCGAACGACGCCAAGGTCACGGTGCTCGTCGAGGGCAACCCGAAGCGCGGCAAGAGCCGCGAGCGGTTCGAGGGTTACTTCGGCTCCGCGACCGTGGGTGAGGCGCTCGCGAAGGGCGTCACCTACGCGGACCTCGCCTGGGACGTGGGCCACGGCCTGATCAAGATCGGCGAGTAAAAGTAGCCCCACCCGGGAGGCTTGTTTCCCGGTAGCGGTGGTCCCGATGCTCCATTCGGGACTCCCCCTCCACCTGGAGAAACACAGTGCATATCTTCATCCCTACCCTCAATCGGGTAGAGCAGCTCACCTACAGGCATCTTCCGCCTAAGCTGCGTCAGCAAGTCATCTTTATATCCCCAGAGCGCATGGGGATCCCCGACGGGGCAGCGTGGATTCCGCAGCCCTCCCACGTCAAGGGCATCGGCCCGACCCGCCAGTACATCCTCGACTACTCGCTAGATTGCCTAGAGGATCCGGCGGTAGTCATGTTGGATGACGATCTGCGCTTCGCCACCCGCCGGGAAGACGACCCCTCCAAGTTCCGCGACTCGACCCCTGAGGAGGTTGAAGATCTGTTTGTACAGATCGAGAGGCTACTGGATAAGGGTTACGCTCACGTGGGGGTCAGTACGCGGGAGGGCGGCAATCGGGAGATTGCCCGGATGCTCTACAACACCCGCCTCCTGCGAGTTCTCTGCTATCGCTCAGATATCCTCAAACAAGAGGGTGTCCGCTTCGACCGCATTCACCTGATGGAAGACTTCGATGTGACCCTTCAGCTTCTGCGCAAGGGCTACACGAACGTCAAAATCAATTGGATTGTTCACGACCAAAAGGGTTCCAACGTGACGGGCGGGTGCTCCACCTACCGTACGATGGAGGAGCAGGCCCGCGCCGCTTACCGACTCAAAGAGCTACACCCCGAGTTCGTGGATGTAGTCACCAAGCAAACGAAGACCGCATGGGGCGGTCAGGAGCGCACCGATGTCCGTATCCAGTGGAAGCGAGCTTACAACGCAGGTTGATTTTGACTACCCCAAGCTCCTCACCTACTGGATCAAGGAGCGGTATCTCATCCATCTGCGGAAGCAAGACGGCAAGCCGAGGCCGTGGTCAGAAGACCCTATTTTCCAGAGTACGTACTTCTGCAACGTTCACCGAGAGAATGACAAAGTAACCAAGTACATTCGAAAGATGTACTCGGTCGCACACGCGCACCCGAACTTCGAATACAACATCATCTTCTCTCGGTTCATCAATTGGCCCGACACCTTGGGGAAAGTCGGATACATCTTCTACCACTCCCCCGATAACATCAAGGAAATTCTCTACGCCCTCGCTGAGCAGGGTAAGATCTGGGGTGGGGCGTACATCGTCAGCACCCACGGGCAGTCGATGAGTAAGATCGACTATCTTGTAGATCAGGTACTGGAGACCGTGAACGCCCGCAATCTTGGTTCGCAGGTGCGCGGAGCCGGTACGTTGGAGGCTGCCTACAAAATCCTCAAAACTGTGGATGGTATCGGCTCCTTCCTCGCAGCCCAAATCATAGCGGATCTCAAGAACACCAGCAACTATGAGCTCAACACCGCGCCAGACCGATATACCTTCGTTGCCCACGGGCCCGGCAGCCTCCGCGGAGCCTCGTGGTTCCACTACGGCAAGCCCGAAAATGTCACGCCGGGTACTTTCACTCGCCACTTCCAGACCATACGCGAGTACGTCGATCAGAACTGGCCTGTCGGAACTCCTATCATCTGCAACCAAGACCTCCAAAACTGCCTTTGCGAGTTTGACAAATACTGCCGAGTCCTTACCGGCACCGGACGGTCCAAGCGGGGCTATAATGGACGCTGATGATTATAGGTGGGCTGCCGATCAGCTCCTAGCCCGGGCTAATAAATTCCGCCGAAGTTGGCAAGATGCGTCAGCGAGGCGCAAACATCCGAATCTGGTTGCGACCATGAAGATTGCTGAGCGGCGAGCAACGCGCATCGCCAAAACGTTCCTTGACATAGCCGAGGAGATAGAGAAAGAATGAACGTAATTCTGGGCACCAATGTTCCTGAGGCTTACTGCGAAGCCTTCTGGAAGATGCGAGTATGGGCGATTGAAGAGCAGAGCCGGAACGGTCCGGTGATGTCTGCCGCCATGCCAGTCATGCTGGAAATCTTACACCCAATCGAGCGGGTATTGTTCGACCCCGTGCGGAACGCCAACCCGTTTTTCCATGTGATGGAGACGGTGTGGATGTTCGCGGGAAGCAACGACGTGCGTTTCCTAGAATTCTACAATGCACGATACCGCGAGTATGCTGATCCTGGGAGTGATACTGTTCATGGTGCTTACGGGTATCGCTGGCGCGATCATTTCGGTGTGGATCAGATCGAACGAGTCGTTGGCGTTTTGGAGCAAGATCCTGCTTCTCGTCGGGCTGTTATCTCTATGTGGGATCCAAGCTCTGACCTAGAGAAGCACGCCGACGTTCCGTGCAACACGTCGATCATGTTCCGAATCGTGGGCAAGAAGCTCCACATGACTGTGATCAACCGCTCGAACGATCTCGTGTGGGGCATGCTCGGCGCTAACGCCGTTCACATGACCTACCTCCACGAGCTCGTGGCGCTCGCGCTTGGGAAGGATGTGGGCATCTACCGGGTGTTCACGAACAACCTACACGTCTACAAGAACCTCGAGAACTTCAACGAAGTGTGGCAGACGGTCAGCGCCTACGATCCCTACCGGGCCGGGAAGGTCAAGCCCCTCCCCCTACTGGAGAAGGGAGAGAACTGGCGGGATCTGCTGGATGACTGCGAGCGGTTCGTGTATCTGAAGCAGCGCGGCAACTTCAAGACCGCGTGGATGATGAATGTAGTTCTGCCAATCCACTGCGCCTACGCGGACCGTAAGGAGCGGAAGGGAGATGGCATGAAGTTCGTAAACCTGATTGTGGCATCAGATTGGAGGATGGCATGCTCGGAATGGGTACAACGAAAGATACGGTCATCGTCGACCTCGACGGGACCCTCGCCTGCGACAAGCACCGGAACCACCTGATCTCCGGCCCGCCCGGAACAAGGAAGTGGGATGAGTACTTCAGCCTTTGTGGTGGCGATGCACCACGCCCGGCGATCATTCGCCTTGTTCGCTCACTGCATGACTCCTATTTCCGAATCGCTATCTTCACTGGACGGTGTGCCTCCACCGAATCCGTCACACGACGGTGGCTGGCAGAACACTCTGTCCCATACGACTTCTTGCGGATGCGAGACTTGCAAGACCGTACAGACGATCATATCCTCAAACCTTCGTGGGCTGACCACGTTGGAGGCAAAGACCGCATTCTACTGGTCCTCGAAGATCGCAAGAGGGTCGTTAGCGCGTGGCGAAACCTCGGATACGACTGCCTCCAAGTCAACGACGGAGATTTCTAGGGTGGACCACATCGGGCCGTACTTCCTTCCGGGCAAATCCGCTGTTGCTACTCCCCAAGACAAAGGGCACACTAACCACATGGCAGCAAACTCAAAACAAGTCGGCGGCGCGCACTACAAGGGCTCTGCGATTGAGCACTGGGACATTGTCGCGCAGCACAACCTTGACTACTTCCAAGGTCAGATCACGAAGTATGTGATGCGATGGAGAAAGAAAAATGGTATCCAAGATCTTGAGAAAGCTCAGCACTTCCTCGAGAAATACATCGAGCTTGCCAAGGCCGACAGTGCCGCCGAGCCAGACCGAAATTACGTTGATCAGGATAGAGGCGGCGCGCCGATCCCTTGGCCGACGGTGGATCGCTCACCCAGAGAGTGAGTTCCAGTACCGGCGCTAGATGCTAGCGGCAGTGATCAGCCGCACCCGTTCCCCGCGCCTGCCGGGGGTGATCACAGCAGGCACTACCTCAACTTGAGGGCATATGCGAAGAGTCAAACATACGACATACACCAATCAGGTGTATGTACATCTCATCAGCAGCGGCACCCTACTCACGACCTCCGAGATACGGTCGCAGCTACCTCACGCGAAAAACCAGATATCCGCTGCACTCTCGAATCTGCGGAAATGCAAAGCCGTAGATATCATTGAAGAAGACGGTATCCGCTACTGGTACGCGACTCCCGAAAACGACACTCGCAGCCGCGAGATCCTAGAGGTTGTCGAAGGCATCACCCGCAAGAGAAAACCCAAGCCATGCAAACCTTCCTCCCCTACCCCGACTTCGCCGAGTCCGCCCGCTGCCTCGATTATCGCCGCCTCGGCAAGCAGCGAGTCGAAGCCTACCAACTCCTTCAAGCTCTCTTTTACGGAGGCGGATGGGCGAATCACCCTGCGACTCGAATGTGGCGAGGACACGCCTTGGCGCTGGCAACCTACGGACTCGCCTGCTGTGACGAGTGGACGCGGCGGAACTATCGAGATCACATTGGGGTGAAGTTTCGCGAGTTCCTAGACGCCAATGCGCAACACCCGATACATCTTCCAGACTGGATTGGCAACGTCCGCTTCCATCGCAGCCACCAATCCAATCTGCTACGTAAGCACCCCGAACACTACGGAAAATTCGGCTGGGACGTCTCGCCCCATCTTCCGTATATCTGGCCCGTACCCGGGCAAACCCCGTAACCCGGGCCGCAAATGGCCTAGCTGGGACCGCCTACAAGCCCCGTGGAGCCGTCCTAACGGCTAGGGGTAGGGGTAGGGTAGGGGTAAAAATGGGCGGTTTATAGGGTTAGAAGCGGTAAGAGAGTAGCACGAAATCACGACCCAAATTAGGAGCGCGGGTTCCCGCGTTAGACCAATGACGAACCGTAATCTTGAAATCACCCAAGCGGTACGCGAGTTGCAGAGCGAAGTTGAGCGAGCTGCCATTGTAGCGATCCGTGTTCTGGAGGTACGCTACCCCGAGGCCGACGTCGAGTTTACCAATACCGTCTACAAGGAGACCCTGAAGCGCGAAATTGTTAGGCTGCTCAGCCTCTCCGTAGGTGCTGGACCCTACGAGAGTGAGCGACCCCTGCCAGTTGGCCTCAAGCCCATCGATGGGGCCGCTGAGGGTGAGATCCACGACGGCCGTCTGCCCCCGCACGAACGTCGACCCTGCCCCGAACTCGAGTTCGGCGGCACGACATTTCGTGGCAAGGGTGAGGAGAAATAGGGCCAGAAACGCCGTGATAACGTACACGACTTTCTTGGGGTTACGGAAGAGCATGGCTCACCTCAACTTCAGGGGATCTACCTGTTCGAACGGCTTGCGAGGGCCAGTCTTCTCAAAGCGGCGGACGTAGTTCGCCATGATGTCCGGCTGCTCAAGTCGATCAGTCCACTCGAAGGCTAGCTGGCTCGAAGTCACCGGACGCATAGGATCGTCGATGGCCTGCTGCCGGATGTAGTCCAACCGCCGCTGCTCAGCCGCCAAGTGATCGGGGAAGGCCACAGACTTACGCTCAGTCAGACTCCAATTGCGCCGCTGCTGCGTCACCCGGGCCTCGGTCTCGCCCAGATCCTTCATGTACTTGTAGAAAGATCCAGCCACGCCACTGTCCGTGCCGACGAATCCTCGGCCATAATTCTCGATATCCTGCACCCCGTGCTGAAGCTCGTGAAGGATAGTAGAGCGTACTTCATCGGGCGACATATTAGGGTTCAGGCGGATCAAATTCTCGGCAGGGCTGAATTTACCCCTTACATGGTCATCGAGGGTGCGATCAAAGTCGTACTGGATATCCCTGAGCTCGGGATAAGCCTTATAGAGTTTCGGATGATTGAGTAGATCACCCATCTTCCCGGCCTGTGTAGCCTCGTCACGTACATAGGAGTAGAGATCCGAGATCTCGCCCCTGAGGCGCTTGTCTCGCCCCTCCCAGAAATCGCCGATTATAGCCTTCGGGTTATTCATAATCCCACGCTCACCCACAACAATCTGCGAGCGAGTAGGGTCGAAAGACAGACTGCCCGAGTTGCGCTCTGCCACCCGAGCCGCGTCGATCTTATCTTGCAGATCGGTGATCTCACGGAAGAGCTCGCGCTGCCGCTGTGCGATCTCTACATTCTTGTCTGTGCCGCGAGTGGCTCGGCGCTGCGCGAACAGGTTGTCGAACTCTTTCTGGAGCTTGTCTCGGCGGCGAATGAGAAACTCGCTCTCCCTCGTGACGTTGCGAATTTTCTCAGCGATCTTGGTGCCGAGCTTGCCGAACGGCAGCATCGAAGCCGCAGCCATCCCCTTCTCCAAACCACTGGCCTCGGGGTCACGGAGGGAAGCCGCCGTCTGCGCCGCCCCGTAGACCTGCCCCACACCAGGAACGAAGCCCAGAGCGAGGTCAGTCTTGGGGTTGTCCTGCGCGAACCTACGGAGTCTCTGAGCGACTGCTAGGCTGAGATCTTCCATTTAACGCGGCCTCGCGGCAAATACGATACTGATTCGCGACCTCTACCAGCTTGCGAACCGTGGCGCCGAAACTAGGGTCCAGTTGCTCTGTCAGTTCGGGGCAACTCACCACCACCAGCCGATCCGGGCCTTCCGGTGAGGGCTTCGTTAATGAGTTGCATCCCGTCAGGAGTGTTGACGCAATCACGATAGACAGGCTTCTCGATGGTCTCACGTTCCACCCTCTGCGTGATCGTCTTATTGACAACCTGCATCTTACTCACGACGTCAGCAACCTGCGAAAGAGCCTCTTCTCTAGACGCTTTCGCAGCGAGTTGCCGAGCTTGTTCGATAGACACACCATCGCTGCGGCCGTACACGTATCCGGTGACCCCTGCGATTGCGATACCGACTGCCGCCGCAGCGATGATGTGGGGAATCATCTCACTTCTTCCGCTTGCACTTCTTAGCCATTACTCTACCCTTATATTGGAGGGCGCTGCCAGAGGCGCAACGACCGATTTACAGACCGCAGGCGAGGGTTCCCCCACCTGCCCCGACGGCGTCACGTGATAAGCCACGTAGCACCGAGTTCCGAAACCTGGAGCGGGACGGGTGAAAGTGACTTCCGTGCCGGGGAAGTTGACTTCCGCTTGCCCACCATTGAAAGGACCGTTGATCGACGTACCCCACTGCACGACCGTCTTCGCGATGCCGCCCGCAGGAACGGCTGAGCCGTCCGTCAACTGCGTAGCGTTCACCCACGAAACTCGATCGACGATGGGGTTGGCCGAAACGACGCCAAGACCCACGGCCGCTAGGAGTCCGAGGAAAAAAGTGGTGAAACGCACCCACTGACGACGAAGCCAGTTCATGCGGCCCTCTTGAACGCCGCCATCAGGTCGCGGCGGATGCGGGTGAATACGACCAACACGCCGAAAACAAGGGCGACTTTGGCCTTGTGCTCGGCTGGGACGTACTGGAGGATGGCACCACTGTGAAGTTCGACAACCCCTACGACTATCGCGACGTACCCGACCCAGACAGTCCAATACTTATGAATCTGTTTCAGTAGCTCCATACGTTAGGCCTCGGGTGTAGAGGAGGGAAAAGATCGTCTAGATGGATAAATCGGACGGCACCTTTCTGGTGTACTCCGATTCCCGTGAATCCATGCTTCGCAGCTAGGGCGACTACACGATACGCCTGCGGACCCCGAACCGCAATATCCACAGCACGTCCAGTCGTGTGAGGTCCATCTGGTCCCGTCGTACTGACGCGCATATTGTGCTCAGGGCAGCGATAGGCGGAGGTGAGCCGTAGTGGAAATCCACACTCTTCCCTAAGCGCATCGAGCTTATCTACGAAGCTGTCCTCCATTTTATTTTCCCCGCAATGCTTGCAGGAAAATTCATGATGTTTAAAATGCTTCCAACTCATAAAAAACTCCCTCCCCCGGAGAGGAGGGAGAAGCTCCGCCCCAAGGAAATCATTTTTCGCCACCCATGCGCATGAGGATCTGGCTGAGCGTTCCCTGCACAGTCTGGAAATTGGCCTGCGACTCCCTCCGGTTCTCTCTGATCATCTCCTTTACTTCAGCGAGGTCAGCGAGGTCAGCCTTGGTCTTTTGCTCTTCCTCTAGGCGATCCATGCGACGAACCAGACTCGCGTACAGCACGGTCAGTACTCCTACGAGAAGGGTCGCCAGACCCTTCACGAGATCGAACAGGGTTATCGTCGCATGGCTCATGCTCATGATTAGCTAGCGTCCTCGTCGGCAAGTCGCTGAAGATCCAGTTTCAGTTGATCCTCACGCGCGACGAGCTGACTCCAGACCTCCCGCATGATCGGCTCCGCCTGCTTGAAGGGAAGCTGACCGATGAGATCTAGAATCACCCCGACCGTCTGGGGCTGGAGGACGAGCTGAACAGGGCCATTGAGAGTCAAGGGGCGATCGTACATTGTCATTCTCCTTTGAAGGTTATCTATCAATTACAGGTACTTAGTCTTGGAACACGGGGATCCAGCCGCGCACGCCGTCGCCGCGAGCTCTACCAACCACACGAGTGCGTGAACGACGAAGATTGCGCGCATGTTAGTTACCGAAGACAGGCACCCAGCCCGTGACGCCGCCACCCGTGGACACTCTCAGCCACGCGATGACGCCCGCGTTGGCACCTGGCTTGTTCGCGCTGAGAGTCGGCGTAGAAGCGCCAGTCGTGTGCAGGTTCGACGCCCAGCGGAAGGCGAACGAGTTCGCCGCGTTGCCGTCCATCTGAATGCAAGCATCGGTCGCGGCGGCGCTTCCGCCGAGGACCGCGATGCCGCCGAGATTGCTGCCCGTGAAGTTCGCGGCTAACGCGCCCGTGCCGGCCGTGACGTTCAGGGCGAGCGCGGCGTTGTTGCCGGTAACGCTCATCGCGACGCCACTGGTCGGGGCGTTGATCGCGACAGCGCCGGTTCCCGCTGCGGCACTCAGCGCGGTCTGCTGCGCGCCCGCCGCCGTCGTGTACGTCAGCGCGACGCCGCCGTTGTTGTACCCGCGGGGTCCGACGCGCAGGACGTTTCCCGGACCGCCTGTGTAATAAAGATCTCCGAAGCCACCAACAACAGCATCGTAGAATAGCGTGCCGTTGGTTCCCTGCAGAGCCGCAGCGACGCCGCCGCCACCGTTCACGGTGAGCGCTGTACCGCTCGCGGGCGTGTTGATCGTGATCGCACGGCTCGAATTGATAGACAGCACGACGGCTGCCACTCCGTCGTTTCGCGCCAGTTCAAAAACACCGCCCGCGTCGACCGTTCGTAGCTCGTAGTTGAAATTCGTCGACGCCAGCCTCAGGCCCGGCCCAGCCCCGAAGAAGAGCTGCTGAGTTACCGGTCCGGCACCGTTTACGTCCAGCGCTGTACCGCTCGCGGGCGCGTTGATGGTCCAGTTGCGCGCTGCACCGATGCTGCCCGCCACAATCCCGTCGGGTGCGAATTCGATACCGCGTACGCCGGAATTCGTGCCGATGCGAAACGCCG